ATGTCACATATGAATTGATAATAAATTGGATTTGCCACGACTTAGGTGGGTTTGATGTTGTGTTCTGGCTCTTTTGCTAGGTTAACCTGTTCTGGTTGCCATGGTCTGTACAATACCTAATGATTCCAAATCTTTAAGTGTCTTTTTTTAACTATTTTTTAATTAATTTTTGTTTTTAAAATTTAATGTAAATTCCTTTAGATATTCTATCTTTGCTTCACGTCTTATTGACTGCATTGTCTCTTCATGCCATTTAATACTATTGTATAATTCATTCATGTATAAATTACATAGTTTAACAAATTCAATGTTATTTTTGTTATTATCCATAATTGTTATTAATTTAATAATTTTGTCATTTGCATCATTAATAAACTCTTGTGATGATTTAATTTGATTTTTACTATTGTCAGAGTAATATTTCTCATAATCCATTTTTATTTTATTATTAATAAATATTAGTAGTCAATTCTTTAAGCCACTTTTTTTAAGAATTTTTCATTTTAAGATAATTCAATTGATTATTTGGTTTTCGTTTTCTCAATTTGGTTTCAACTTGCGGTTGTAATCTTTTGGGTAATTGTATTTCTCCAGTATCTTTATTAACATCAGCAACAAGATCTTCAGCCCTTTGCTTTCTAACAAATTTGTTTGCTTTATTAATTTCACTGAAAGAAGTATTTTGTTTTTTAGGCGCTTGAGTTCCAGTAACCTTTTTGATTTCCCAGTTTTTGACATTTCTTTTTACAGTTTCACCTTTTGGGTTTCTTAGTTTGAAAGACAATCCATGCTTATCAATTATTGTATATACTCCACTGGTGAATTCATCAGAGCCTTTCTCAAATTTATCCTTTTGTTTCAACAACCGAACTTGATCACCAATGTTAAAAGAGTTAATCTCATCAATGGCTTCACTGCTTAGGAATTGTTCTTGTGATTGAACTCTTTCATAATCCTTCTTCTTAAATGAGTTAGGTGATTGACCTGTTGCTGAATGTACCCGGTTATTGTAATTCTTAATTAAATCAGGGATGACATCAATCCAATTGGCAGTTTTATTTATCTTCATGTATTTGTTAATCATTTCTCTGATTGTTCTATTAAACCGTTCAATTTTACCTGTTTTGTGTTTATCACCAGGATCAGTCAACCAATGTGTTATTTCAGGATATCTCTTGATTGCATTTTTGAATGATGCTTCATTATCAGTAGTAATGTTATTGACAGTAGCATGAACACCCTTGTAGAATACATCAAAAGCTTCATTAATTGTTTCTTGATTTTTGTTTTTAATTGGAATGGCATACACCTTTCGACTGGTAATTTCAATGAATGTAACTAAACCAATGAATCCTTTATTTTGGCGTCTGTATTGTTCTAAAAACATGACATCCATTTGATAATCTGCATTTGTATGTCCAACGATTTTTGTGAATTTTTTTTTCTTTGGTGTAAATATCTGGGTTATTTCTTGTTGGTTTAAGAATTCATCAATTTGTTTTTTGGTAAAACCCAGCTTTTTTCCTTCAGAATATAAGGTCGGTTTATGGTAACCTGTTAAAGGTGAATAATAAATATCATGTAATTTTAATGTGTCCATATATTATAATAAAGAGATTAATTATTGAGATAATGGCCAAAAGCGCGGGAAGAAAAGCCATTTTCCAATAAATATCGTTTATTATCATAACTGGACAATGATATTTTATTGCTTTCAACAGTGTAAATTTGATGTTTGTCTGTTCTGAAGCCTCTTTGAATATTGTGTTCTTGAGTTTGTAACTGTAGAACATTGAGATACTTTTCATGTTTCAAATATTTGTTTTTAACACATTGCGATGTTCCTTTTGAGGTATTCTTCTGTTTGTCATTATCCTGTAATATGGAATAGCATTTTGCTCTCAATCCAACAAATTCCTTTATTGGTTTGCCAAGGGTTTCATCTTTAAATTTTCCAATGACCTTTTTATTTGTGTTATCATTAAATTTACTGATTGTATAATCTGAGAAATCAAACAGTTCTTTATTATCATACATGTCTTTGTACAAATCTTCAGTCTTAATGTGATATGTTAATGAGTCGGTATCAGTAAATAATAATTCAGCATTCTTACCATACTTTTCAACAATAAAATCATAATGGAAATTCATCATGTGTACTTTAGACAATTCTAAAATTGAGAAACCGGCATAAATTGGTTTATTCAATACAACCTTCTTTTTAAACAATTCAAAGATTACCATATTTTCATTAAAAATTCGCTGTGTTTTACATCTAGGATTGTTAATCATTCGGTTCTTTTGTTGTTCTGTGGTAGCAATCTTAGCATCAATGTGTTTTCTGACATTTTCCATTGTTTTACCGAAAACCGAGTTATTCATTAATTTGTAAAAATCTTTTTCAAAGTCATTTGTTGCCTTTGCCCTCATACTGGTATTGAAGTCAATGTATTGTTTTAACCATGGAGATTGTTTGAATTGAATTATTTTATTGAATTTAGTTATTTTACAACCCAATTGAATGAATTTTTTAAGGTTTCGGTAATGAGATACATAATTAGATTTATTCATAAGATTTGGAACTAGTTTTTCAACTGCATCACTCTTAATGTTTAATTTGGTTTTTAGGTTTGTTTGATACGGCGACAACATTGAATCTGTTACTAGCATTGTCTCAGGGATTGGATAATCATTTAATTTGTCATGGACTTCATTAGGAATTTCAATGTCTACATCACAAATGTATCCAATGTCATTATCATCAGGAATTGTCATTACATCAATAGTTTTGTTACACCATTTGAAATTAGATATTGGTAAACATTGAGACATAGCCCAACCGTACAAATTATTTGCATCAAGATAAATAATGTATGATGATTCTTCTTCTGGTTTAAAATCTTTCATGTACTTATTATTAGCTTTTGCGTATCTTTTGGTAATTGTAGATATTCCGCCTCTCATACCTCTTTCAATGAATCTGTACATTTCACTATCAGTCAACAATTCAAGTTCAACACCAGTCTTATATAGCATAGCATCCCAAGATAAACCTGGAGCAGTGTAATAATGGCAAGGATCTAATTTATAAATGCTCATGCATGTGTTGCGGAAATTTTCAAAAACATCTGCTAAAATTAAAACATCTGATTTAACATAAAGATCATGGTAATCACCTAAATTTATGCAATTAAAGGTTTTCCATACCTTTTGTGCGTGTGCATATTTTTCATCTGTGATTTCTTCTTCATTTAATTTTGAGTAAAACATTTCTTTTGGTGGTAATTGAGTTTCACTAAATCGGTTGAAGGAGTCCATGTAGTCATATGGATAAACTCCTTTCTTTGTTATTAATTCAAGTTGTTCATTATTGTAGTATTTTGATGTGTTTACAAATGATTCCAATCCTTGTTTTCTTAAATTTGAAGATAATGAATCTAATGAAGTGTCCATGAATTGTAAACTATCAATAAATTTCAATTTGTCAATTTTAAATGAGATGTACTTTTCTAAGTCCAAAGGGATACAACTAATTTTTGAGTTATATTCAGAAGCGCATTGCATGATAAAATGGGCATCATAGTTTTTCAAATTGTGGAAAATTACCGGAATTTCCAATTTATTGATGAAATTCAAATTGCATTCATTATGTGCAGCTCCTCGGTAGTTTCCTGTAATGTGACAATGATCTCTTACTTTATCTCCATTTAATTCTTTATCACAAATGTGACATACAATTGAATTTTTAAAATTAATACTATCTTCATCAGTGAAAATCATTTTATTGTTTGTGCATATTCTTTCAATCAATTGATTTTGTTCATCAAGAAGACATTTAACCAATTCATGTTCTGCTTGTTCGCCTCTGTAAACAACAGGTTTGGGATTGTAATTAGAATCAATTGATACAATGTAGTAGGTGAATCCACAAGGAACATGTTTTTGATATCTACATGATGATTCATTCTTGCCATAATGAAAATCGTCAGGCGTCAACAAACATTCAAAATCAGCGTAAATGACAAATGGTACTTTAAGTTTGTTGGCAAAGTTACGAAACTCAACAACATTGTCTTTTAAACCAGGTAATTCCTCAACACCAATTTCAAAATTATTGCAAAACTTCTTATGTTCTTCTAATACTTCAGATGATGAACAACAATGGAGACATCTCATACAGAAGTGTTTACCACCTTTATGCTTTGAAAAAGAAAACATTAATTTGTTGAAATTTTTGATTAAAACATAGTGATTTTTGTACAACAAAATGTTAATGGCATTGTAAGGATCTTCTTTGTTGCTGTATAAAGGATGGATAGTGTAGTCAATTTCTTTCTTAATTACTTCAGTCTCAACATTAAACACATTAATTTTAACATTATTTTGTTTTTCAAATTTTGGGTAATCTTTAATTGAAACCGGATAAGTTACACCAACATCTTTAATTAAATCAAGTGAGTTCTTGTATGATGAAGGTCTTTCAGCGTGTTTTTCAACAGGATACAATGAAGCGGCTAAACAATACTTGAAGCATTTGTCATCTTTGTTAACAATATTAAGACATGCTTTTGTGTTTTTAAATTTTGCAGGTAATTCGACATATGATGATCCTTTAAGTGGATTGTATTTAAGAATGTTAACATAATAGTTGTTGACTCTTTCAAACTGCCATTGAGATCCATTTTTCAAGAAATCATCGAATTTTTTGAGTAAATTTTCATGTAAATTTGAGATCATATCATTGTCATCATCAATTGCAGTATTTAATTGTTGGTTTTTAATGGTGAAATTAGCAAACATGTATTCATATTGACCACTAACATCTCTCCATACTTTGATTTTAATCGCAAGGTTAAATTTCATTCCTTTAAATATTCTTATTTTTTCGTTCAAAAGTTTTTGCGTAAATGGTTTGATGTTTTGGAGATAAACATTTGGCAATTCATCTGATGGTACATTCAAAGCCGAAAAATTTGCAATGGTGAATTTAAAGGCATGATCAAGAATTTGGAACATGTTTTGTAGATCGTAAGGAACTACCTTTTTTGCATATTTTGGGTCATGTTTAGAGTAGTGAGTAAGGATGACTTTTCTTGTGAATTCATAAGCATCTGCACTAATTTTTTTAATCTTATTAATAATGTTTGTAAATTTGTGTTTAGGGTCGCCATTCATGAGTTCAGTTAATGCATAGCTCTTAAAATCCATGTCAATGTTGTCAATGTTTTTAGAGTAATCTTTTTTAAGATCATCATAGGTTTTGATTTTCATTTTGTATATATTTATATTAAAGAAAAAAATAAATCTTTAAACCATTTTTTAAAAATAATTTAATGATGTGAAAATTTGTTAAACTATACTTCCGGATTTTTGGTAATTTTTAAAAATGGCCAATCATATTTTGGATTTCCTTGCATATGGTACTTTAGTGATGATTGATTAACAAATTTAAAATCTTTATAAAGGAATATGACAACCTCATCATATGTTGGGAAATATCCCTTGTCAACCCATCCTATAGGTCCTTTTTTTTCATCCATATTGTAGGTTTTTACATGGTATTTTTTTCTGTCTTTAATTGATGGAATTACTGGTTTAATGGTTTCTTCATTTTTTGGCTCTTCTTTGGGTAATTCTTTAGGTTCTTCTTTAGGCGGTTGCATTTGATTAACTTGATTTCTTAATCTATTGTTTTTTTCTTTGGCCTTTTTATTGTAAATCTCTTTATTTAAATGATAGTGTAGTCGTGAGTAATCTCTTGCTTTTTGTTTAGTATCTTCAATTTTCTTTTGTTCCTTAGTTATTTTGTGTCTATCTTCTTCAAATTGCTTTAATTGGTTTTCCAATAATTGGATTCGCAAATTTAGTTCATTCAAAGTTTGATTTTCCATTTTTGAATTTTCTTATATATTATTATTCCAGAAAAAAAAAATTGAAAATTAATCGTATTTCTTGTAGAATTTATCAGAGCCTGGGAAAAGGAATTTATTGACAATCTTATTCCAATCCTCGAGTTCATTTAACACAGGTAATCTCTTTTTCTCATGATCAATCAAGTATCGGATTAACTTCTTTTGAATTTCCTTTGACTTGGTTTCAGTTAATTTCTTCCTCAACATTGCAATCACTTTATTTAATTCATTCAATTTTGTGTTCAGTAATTTAATCACTAAAGAGGAGTAATGATAAGGATCAACAAAATCATTTTCCATTAAGGCAGCATAAAACAAATTAATTTCATCAGTATCGTACTGAGAGTCAATTTCATTTAATGGAACAAAAACAATGTGTTCAATGTTGTTAGAGTCGAAGAATGATATTTGCATTAATCACAGGAATTTGTTATCTCTTTAAGTGTTTTTCAGACAAACATTTCAATAACTTTGAACGCATATTTATAATTTCCAAGAACATACCACATACTCAGATAAGTCCCTAGTGTCAAACACTCATATGGTTTCAGCTGTGTATCAACCCCGCAAATGGTTACTTTATCCTTTACAAACGAGTAAAACAACATTTGAAGAAACGATTTATTCCTGCCGTACATCTATAATATTAATTAAGATTATTATCTAGAGCAATCTGAACTTTTTTTTTCTTACATCTCTAGATGCGACAATCTGAGAAGTTGAGCTCATTTAGAAAGATAGTAATTGAATCACCATTCGACAAATAACCAACGTTTGAAAACTTCTTGAACATTTCCATCGCGTGTTGGCTTGATTCCCGGATTAATTACCATAAAACTCTTTTATTTTAGATAGGTTAGTAATATTGCAATCGGCTCTGAAGTGAAATTGATCAAAATTTCCCGCAATTTCATACAGAAAACACTAGTGACAAAAAATTTGTTTACGTGACTTTAAATTTGTCCGAAGAAAAATAGTGTTTACGGCACTGTGTCCGTTTTCTAACTTCAACCATTTCAACCTCAACATCGACAACAAAATCAAATAATAGTGGCGGTGGTTCCCAAGGATCAGCGAGTCCAGCGGCGAACCCTGCAAACTTTAATTTGTTAGATCCAAACGAGTATCAAAACTTGGCGTTACCACAATTGGCGGAAGGATTTAAGATTGTGCATTACCAAACACGAGAAGAAGCAAAAAGGAAGCTAGCCAAGAAAGTTGCTAAGGCGTACCAAGACCTAGTTGGCGATCAAGCTCTCTCAACTGATAGTCAGTACGTACTGTAAACACTACTATAACGCTTTCTTTAAGATGTGCGTTTGTAAAAACTAGGTTACCTTTTGATCGTTGTACTCGAAACGCAAATCCTGACGATCCCAACAAAATTTGCGCTCCTTGCCGAAGAAGTAACAACAACAAAATCAAAAATCGAATCCCTACTCCTTTTCCCTTTTGGACGCCGTTGAGCAAGTACGAGAAAGCTCTAAAAGCTGCCGGCCAAGAATTAAAACTTCAAACTCTTCCAAACGATAATGTGCCGTCAGACGACGACTCTAATGACGATGAGTACATGTTCGTAGATGATAAATCAACCAAGAGAGAAATTTCCAACAACCTGAAGAAGAAGGTGGTCGATTCGGACTCTGACGACGAAGATGTTATTTTTAAAGGCAATAATTTGACAAGTAACGGAGTAAAGAAACGCTCGGAGAATAAGGAAAAGAAAGTCGCCAAATTTCTGTCTGTTAGACAACGACCTGTTGATGGTGCTAAGTCTCTGAGAGAGGCTCTTGCTCAAATTCAACAGCCTGCTCAAAATCAACCACTACCTTCTTTCACTAAACCGTTGCCTCTTGATAAACCCAAAGAAGACGACAGCGCCGAAGACGATAACATGAATGTTGATGATCCACCGATTTATCAACCTCCAAATCAAACGAACGAAAAATCATAAGATGAAACGTTGTTGAGGCTCATGTTTTTGTCTGGCTGTAAACGCCGTTTGTGTTTTCGTGGGCTTTAATAAACGTTTTTCGTAATTTCAAAAAGGACGTGGGAAAACTAAAGTTGTCTTGTGAGACAAACAAGGTGAAAAAAGTGGCTAAGTTTTTTGTTGTAAACACCGGTTATTTTTTAACTCACTGTGCATCATTTCTAATGTTTGTTTATCTTTTTTGAGTGAGTACAGATGTGTCTCCGTTGAATTAACTCCGGCGAGCATTTTAACGTCATAGCATTAAACTAGAATGAATTTGTAGCGATTTGGCTCAATCAGTTTTTTCGCCGGAATCGATTGAAGCCGGGATTTTAACTCGGGCGACCTTAACGTTAAGGTTAACCGAGATTTTTTCGCATAACAAAATGGGTAGACAAACAAAACAAACACCGTCGGAGCATGTTTCCAACTGTCGCAAAAGAAAGGCAGAGCAAACGGTGAACGTAATCAATCCGAAGACTCCTGGGCAGCTCAGAAATCGGCCGAAACACAAGAAGTACACCGAAAGCGTAATCATCAAGGACGAAAACGACCGTGTTCTCATTTGGTTTCAAAATGGAAAGATTGGAAAACGTAAACTGGACGATTTGTACAATTCGACGACATGGCTCGAGACCGAAATCCCGATAAAACCTGAGGAAACAGTTAGAGGATATGAAAAAACCGTTCACGTTGGAAGCTGGAGAAAGTATTCTAAAAAACCGTTCATAACTTCGGTAACAAAAAATTATGAACAAGCTCGCGATTGGATTGAAATCAACACGCCGTTATTCAACTCATTGGGATACATGTTCAAAAAATCCTTCAAAACTCTTCACTCGACTTACATGAGTTGCGAAGCTCCTATGAGATTAGGTGCATGGAGCACTTGTGCCATTAATTTCAACTACGCTAGTAAAGGCCACTACGACGATGACGATTACCAGAATGGTCTTTGTTGGGTTGTTGTTTTTGGAGATTTTGAAGGCGGAGAGCTATATTTCCGCGATCTCAACATCACGATTGCGATAAGACCCGGGGATGTAATAGCTTTTAGATCTTTTGAATTATTCCACGAAGTACGTGAATACACTGGCCAAAGGTATTCGATTGTTATGTTTCAGTCCCAAGAAATGTTTTTCAAGTCAAAATAACTAATCATTGTTTTTCGGTTTGTAAAGGCCATTAAACTTTAACCGGTATTTTAGCGGTAAACTTGTCGTCTTCGTATCAATCAGCAACCAACCGAAGGGCTCACTAATGGCTTCCCGATAAAGCGCTTTGAACTCTTCATTGTCAATGTCATTGGCGTACATCTTCACAAGAGTTGTCAAGTCACCTTTATTTGCTTTAAACAGAATAATGTAGTCGCAGTTTTGTCGGATTGTCAAAGGAGTATTTTTAAGACTCTGTGTTTGGTAAATTAATGAGGCATTCCTCTTACGGCCAAGAATAAATAACCTTTCGAGATTTTCCTGATGTCGATCAACCACAAAGTCATCAACAATAATGAGGTTCTGCAAATTTTCATCAAGATCTTCGAATGAAACAACATCTTTCGGATCATTGGACCACACAATTTTTTGTTCTTCAGTTTCATTTTCATAATTGTATTGTTCTTCAAGTAATGTGAAATATGATATGAGATACTTATACTTGTCTTCAGTAGGATCCTTGAAATAAAGATACAGTTTATCAACACACAGCATTTTCTCAATCATGTTTACAATGACATTGGTCTTCCCACGACTTGAGGCACCAACAACTAGTAATCTAAAGGGCCATTGTGGGGCTAGCTTACTTTTGTTCTTGTATGGTTTCTTTGGAATGAATTTCTCAATGATTGGATCCATGTTTTCGATTTCCACTAAATTGATGTCGTCATCATTTAATTCCATCTCTATATTCTTACATAATATAATAAATCCAGTAAATAAATATCTGATGATAATATATAATGAGTAGATTCATTAAAGTCAAGAATGTAGATGAAGTCAATCGACTCATTGATGAAGTAACTAAAAATAAACAAATCTTAAGGAATGAAATTCAAGCCGACCAATTAGGTAAGGAGTTTGCAGCAAAAGAACAACAGAAGGCTCAAAAACCAATTCTTGAAGGATTAGAGGCCATTAAATCATCACTCCAAGATGTAATATCTCCAGTTGTTAGAGTAGAGGAAGAAACAGGTCGCAAAATTAGATCAGACAAACCTTTTTCATTGCCCGATTTCAAGAAATTTATTGAAGATAACTCAAATGAATCATTATTAAAACTTGCTGTTCACCTTAAACCAATTATTGATAAAATGGACTCAAGTATGTGGAGAATTCTTAATGTAATCTCTGTGTTAAAGTCTGAATCAAATCAGCGACAAGATCAAATAATTACTGAATTAAAGAAAATGGATCCACAACAATTTGCTGGATTAGTTGCAAAATTACAAGCGCAAGGATTATTGACAGGAGTTCCAGGAGGACCACCACCACCAGCATCAGGATCAGCACCAACAACAACAGCACCAACAGGATCAACTACATCCTCAGCCTCATCATCAAGTAAAACACCAGATGAAGAATCTGCAGGATTAATATCCTTTTTCAGTGATCTCGAATCAATTGCAAAAACTGCGCCACCATTACCATCTTCTAAGTTAATAAAAATACCAAAAATACCAGTGGCAACGCCAAAAAAAAAACTTGGTTCTTCTGATCCAACTTCGACACCATTATCTAAATCTCCATCATTTTCAACTCCACTATCATCCCCATTATCATCACCATATTCTCCTTCTTCATCATCATTGTCTTCAAGAGGTCCACCGCCACCTGTACCACCACCAAGAAAAGGATCACCAAAAAGTCCATGGAGACCACCATCATCATCAAATGTGGTACCACAATCAGATCCACAACCAATTATTGGAACTCCTGATTCTGTAACTGGAAATGAAAAAGCAATAATGGATGAATTTAAAAGAGCAGATGAATTATTAGATAGTATTAAAGGTCTAGATGAAACCGCAAGACAAAATGCATTGTATGAAGCCCAAAAAATTCAAAATTCACTTGTTCAAATTGTTGGCAAATCAAGTAATGTAGATTTACAAGATAAATTAAGAACCACTTTAGCAAAAATTATAAGAAAACAGAAAAAGTATAACATTACACCTGATTCAGTATCTGGAAAAGAAGATGAGTTTGATTTATATGATGATGAGGATGATGAGGATGATAAGGATAAGCCTGATGATTCAAATGAAAAAGTAGTTTCACCAAAAAAGGAAACAATAACAAAAGCTGAATCATTAAAACGACTAAAAGCTGAAATTGAAAAACCAGTTGATAGCATTAATTTTGATGATCTAATGTTCTATTTAAACAATAGACCAACTAAAGGTATTACTGGGTTAGAAATTGGTAATAATGGTAAACTAGGAAAAAATGGAAAAATTGATTTAAATCAGCTTAAAAATAAAAAAATTGTATTGTCAAAAGATTCCAAAATTGAATATGAAGTACCAAAGGAATACTTTACAAATTCATTGCTAAAACTGTTTTTATTAAATCAAAAAGATATCACAAATTCAGATTATGATAATGCTTCTACTAATGATAAATTAAACTATGTTAATCTATTAATACGGTCTGGCATTACTAAATCTTCATTGACTGGAAGTATAAAATTCAAGAAAATAATGGCTTCTTCAACAACTTCCGAAAGTGTTAAAACAAATATCAATAAAATTATTGAAGAATATGGTGGATTTTCAACAGAAGGAATTGGAAGGCCTAGAAAGTCAAAAACTGGTAAAGTTAAAAACGCACCAACTGGTATGGGTATATCATTACCAGGACAAAGAGGATATGGCGACTTCAAGATGCAAAAAGATGGGCAGTTTGGAAATGTGTGGATTGACCCGAACAATTTAAAGAAGATGGTTTTGACTGTTTATGACAATAAAGGCAAGCGATTAAGTAATATGCCAATACCTTATGACTTGTACCATTTAATTACTAAAAGGTATGATTCAAGACGCAACTACTCAAATGAAGCTGTTGACACATTCAACAAATTGTTAAAACATGCCGGAATTCCTTTCTCAGAATCATCATCTAAGAAAATCAAGAAAGTTGTTGATGATGTTAAGAAAACAGTTGGTTTTAACTGGGATGTTAAGCCGCAAGAAGAACCAGAACAACAAAAAGGCGGTTGCAATGGATGTGGAAAATGTGGTAGAGGTGTTAAGAAAGAAGATTGTTCACAAATGATTATGGTTTACACTGACCCATCTGACATGGTTGACCGATTGAATGTTCTTATTGGTGAGCTCTCAGCAAAAAATGATAGTGAAAGCATACCAAATGAGGCAAGCCAATTGATTGATAAATTAAAAGACATGGGAGAAATAACAGATGAAGAAGCTAAAGATTTAATGAAGTGTTTTGGTTTAATTTAAATCTAACGTAATAATATAAATGTCGTATTTTCTGCATCTATCAAGTAATAATAGATTAACTAGTGAATCAACTGATAATTTTTCAGTCTCATTTAGTCCACCAATCAAGATAAAAGGCAATTGGTCAATTGCTTTGGAACAACTTTCTCTGTGGTACAGCTGGTATAACATATCTCCTGATTACAGTAACCAAACATTCAGATACTCGCCAAATGCTGGTGTTACATGGAAAAATATCACAATCACTCCAGGTCTTTACACAATGGAAAACATAAATTCATACATCCAAAGTGCTATGAAAGCAAATGGAGATTACACTGCCGGATCCCCTGATGTGTTTTACATTACATTAACCCCAAATTACAACACCTTTAAATTAGACATTGCAATTTCAAACAATTATCAAATTGATTTAACGGTTGGAAATCTTTATCAACTATTTGGATTTACTCAGAAAATTGTCACATCAAGTGAATCCGGAACTAACAACATTAATATAACAAATTCATTAGATAAGGTTTTCTTGGTTTGTGATGTAGTGACTGGAGGATATCAAGGACCATCAAATTCTGGGGTTCTTTATTCCTTTATTGCAGATGGTGAACCTTCTAGTTTGTTGAACATCAAGCCAAACCGATTAATTTATCTTCCTTTGACTGTAACTGATTATTTGTACAAAATGAATTTTAAACTAGTTGATAATTTGGGTCGCCGGGTAAACCTCAATGGTGAAAATGTTGAAGTAAGTGTTGTGTTAAAACAAGGTATTTAAAAGCAGTCTAATGATTTTTTATCTTGAATAATAATATAGAATGACAATTCTGCGTAATGCAAACAAAAGAAAAATGATAATGCATGGTGCTGGTAGATCATCGCATTATGTTAAAGTGCCAATGAAAATGAATGGACAATGTGGTAAAGGTATCATTGATGGACTTGGCAAAGCTGGAACAAAAGCCATTTTAGGATCTCTAGGAAAGAATGTTGGAAGTTATGGAGGCAAACAAATTGCTAAATTCATTCAAGACAAAACTGGTTCTGAATTGGCTGGAAAAGTTGCGAAAGCTGCATTGTCTAGCATTGGATCATTTGGTGGTCAAAAATTGGGACAAGTAACTGGAAAAGTATTAAGCAATGCCATTTTTAGCGAACCAAAGAAGAAGAAAGAAGAGAAGGTCAGTTTGACCCAACTAATGGATAGAGCCAGAGAAAGGCTAACAGGAAATCAACAAGGACAAGGAATTTCTTTAATTCGAAAATCGGTTGTAGTTTAAAATGACTTAAAGAAATAAACATTAGTAATAAATATTAAAAAGATGAATAAAGATGAAAATTGCTTTAAATTCCAAAATGGAAAAATCTACAAAATTGTCAATGATGTTGATAATGAAATTTATGTTGGTTCTACCATACAGACACTTTCAAATAGAATTGCAAAACATAGAAATGATGCAAAAAAGCATCCAAGGTTTAAAATATACCAAAAAATGAATGAGTTAGGAATTGAATGTTTTAGAATAGTATTAATTGAAAATTACCCATGTAAAACAAAAGATGAATTAAGAGCAAGAGAAGAACATTGGCGATCAGAGCTTAAAGCATCTTTAAATTCTAGGGCATGTGTTGGAATAAGTAAACACCAATACTACATTGATAATATAGATAAATTCAAAAAATACAAACAGGATAATAAAAATAAAATAAAAGCATATACAAATAATTACAATAAAAAATACCGAAATGAGAACAAAGATTACTTAAAAAATTGTCAAAAACAAAAAGTACTATGCAATGAGTGTTTATCTGAAGTATCGTATGGAAATATGGCTAGACATAAATTGACTCCTAAACATTCAAAATTCATTGAATTAACAAATAATGTTCAAAAAACAACTGATGAATATAACAGTTTAATCAGAAAATCGGTTGTAGTATAAGTATAGTTTAATTTATTGATTAATTTTTATCTTTAACAATAATATAGATAAATGTCTGAATCAGTTATGAGTGATCAATCAACAATCAAAGTTGACTCTCCACATTGGGGAATTTTTGAACCTGATATGATTGATGTTTCAAATGAAGAATATGAATGGATACAATACAAGGAACTTAATGTTACAAACACAGTAGGATTGACAAGATATGAATTAGAAACCAGAGATAAAGAAGCATACATATTACCACATGATGGTTATCTTGAAATTGAAACCAAAATTGTTCAAGCTGATGGAACTGCAATACCTGCAACCGATAAAATAGCATTCCAAAATTGTCTTCTTTCTTTGATGAAAGATGCTGACTACTACATTGAAGATCAGTTAATTGAACATCTGGATAACCCTGGACAAGCATACTTGATGAAGAATATCTCTGATTTCAGTAAACAACATGAAACAATTGCATCAAATGAAGGTTTCTATTTGGATACATTTGATAAAGCAACACTACAATATTGTAATTTGCGATTTTTTGACAATACAGGAGCTAGAGCTGGATATGAATTGTATTTTGCAATGAATGCTACTCCTGATATGGCTGCAACTGTTGCTGCAGCAGCTGATACATGGCAAGCTGGTGATGCAGTTGTTCCAAGAGTTGAAATTAGTCCTGGTGTTTTTAAAGATGTTATTTTATATTCAAATGCTAGTTTCCATAGTGCAGTTCCAGCTGTTGGTACAGTTAGACCTGTAACAATAGAAGCCAATGGATTATTGACATTAACTGATCTAGGTGCTAACAATGATTTTATTAGGGCATTTATTGATGATGGAACTGAAATAACATTCTTGGGTGGTGATGTAGTGATTAGGCCACAACAAAATGGTGCAGCAGGTGCACCAAGGCCGATTGATGCTTTGACTGCTGCTGGTGCTGCTGTTGCTGCCAATACTTTAATAACAGGATACATTCAATCTAAACCAGATTTGTTCAATGTTGGATTTTCCAAAAGAAAAGCCAGAACCGCACAAAGTAAAGTAGACTATGCATGGATACCACTTAAAAACATCTTCCAATTTGCTCGCCATTACCAAAAATGTTCTAGAGGTTTACGCCACAAATTAATTTTCAATAGAAATAGTGATCAACAAGCACTGTTCAAATTCGGAAATCATGCAGATCGTACTTTCCAAATTACAGGTATTTCAATGTGGATTCCTCGACTTAAAGGATCATTGGAAGTTGTTAAGAAATTGGAAAATAAATTAGTTTCAGGTGCATCTGTTGATGTTAACTTCACTGATTTAACTTGGTGGAAAACAACAACAACACAAACCGGAGGGTCTGACAAAGCTGTTAACCTTGCCACTACCAGTAAGCGACCTGTCAGGGTTTGGGTAGCATTCCAATACGCAAGTCGTTATGATGGAGGACAACAAACCAATAAGAGAGTGTTTGACAACTTGCAGATATCACAAATCGAAGTTCGATTGAATGGTCGCAAATATCCTACAATGGCTTACAGATTCCCAAATCCAACAACCACATTAGAAGGATACAACCGTGTTTATGCCATGTTGATGAATGCTGGATACAAAATGAAAGACCATGATGAAGGTTCATTGCTTGACTTAGAAACATTTTACAAATTGTACAACATATTTTATTTTGATTTAACAGCCCAAGAAGAAGGATTGTTTGACTCTGTTAAGTACTCAGAATTAGAAGTAAGATGGTCTAATCCAGCAAATGTGGCACCTTATTACATGATATGTTTGTATGAAAGCGAACGGAAATTAAAAATGTCTGGATTGAATGGAAGCCTTGCAATTGCTTTGTAAAGTTGTGGTAATAATTTATTGGTTATTTTTTATCTGTAATAATAATATAGATAAAATGTCAGATACTTCAATGTATGAAATCGCCAAAGATATAAGTAAAGATATCAAAACTGATTCACTCGAATACTTGGAATTCTATGATGTTAACTTAAATGATGCTAACTCTAATGATGACTTTAGAATTGAAATCAAAGAAAAAGAAAACTATTACTTTCCTCACAAATCATTTCTTAAAGTTGATTTTCAATTAAAGCAAGACAATAATGCGGATTTTGCTAATGGTGATAATGTTAGCCTTCAAAATAATGCTGTTGGTTTATTCAAACGCTGGATTCTAGAAATTGAAGACAAAGAAGTGGAAACAGTTGATGATGCCCAAATTTGCAATACTGTTCAAAAATTGGTTTACTACTCTGATGAACATTCGTCATCTATTGCTTCATCTGAATTATGGTACCCTGATACAACTGCCACATCGGTTAATGAATATGTCATTGTAAATGGTAATAATTTGTTTAGTCAGGGAATTGAAGTTGTTAATTCAGGTCATAGAAAGCGACAACAATTGCTTAATGCTTCTAAGGTTTTCAGTGTTGTGTTACCATTGAAACACATTTTCGGATTGTTTAAATCATACAAAGGTGTGACTAAAGCATTGAAATTAGGATTAAGACTTGACAGAAATACCAATGCAGACCTTATTTTGAATGGTGTTGGAGGAGGAGCAGATAATGGTAAAGTAGTTTTGAAATCAGTCAAATGGTACATGCCAAGGGTCATGCCTAATGCTTCAGTTCTTGGAATGCTTGTTGATCAAATGACTGGAAGCAAAAAGGTTGTTGTTCCATTTGTTGATGCTCAATTGTATCGATCCCCATTGTTTTCAGAAATTCCAAATAATAAACTCTTCCAAATTCGTTGTAAAAGACAAAACCCATTGAAGTTATTTATTGCATTCCAAACACAAGCAGTTTATGAAGCCAGTAATAAACAGTCGGTTAAAAGGATATTCTCGAACATTGGATTGACCAGATTGCGATGTGTACTTAATGGTACTCAACAATTTCCAGAAAGAGAACTTGATTGCCAGTTTACAGCAACCCAAAAAGACTATGCTAGGGCTTATGAAATGTTCTTACAATGTGGACTTAAAGATCATGATGCTGATAAAGGTTCAATTGTTAAATATGACTCTTTCGAAACTTTGTACCCAATTTTTTGCATAGACATGACAAAGAAACTACCAAAAACAATTTCTCCAGATGCTGCCTTACTTGATATTTACATCACTGCAACAACTCAAAACTTTTATGCATATTGTATTGTTGAGGCTGAAAGGGAATGGTATTGGGTTGGTGACAAAGGAGCTATGAAGCATTTGGGGACAAATTTACGAAACAAACAAATGTAATTTATTTCTTGTCTATTAATATAAATGCAACCACAAATTTGTATTAAATTAACTGAAAAACAAAAACGTGATATTGTGTATGCTATTCATAATTTAACTGGTGTGACTTTGAATGTTGATCCTAAACAAATTGATGTTAATGGCGATTGGATTAATGTTTCAAAAAGTCAGGCAAATCACATTTACAAATCACTAACAAAGAATAAGCCATTTAATTTAACATTCTCAAAAGCTCAACTTCAGAAAATGAGAAAACAAATTGGCGAAGGGATATTGGATTCCATTGGTAATTTCTTTAAAGGGGGCTACAATTCAGCTAAAAACTTTATTGCGCCTAAACAACAACCAAGACAAGACATAAATAAAGGCTGGACAATGGTTGACAAAAATCTTGGTAAAACTAATAAAGATTTATCAAAACGATACAATGCTGTTGAAATGAAAAATATGGCTAACATCAAACCTAAGTATGTTGATTATGGGCCGGAGTATGATCATATGCCTCCTGGTTATGTGCCACCAAAGAAAACTGGATTTGATGCTTTTGCAGAAAAAGTTAGCAATTTTGATAAAGGAATTAAAAATGTTTTTGGATATTCAAATGGTACACCAAATCCAAAGCCTAGTGTAGGATACATACAGAACAAACCAAAAGCACCATTACCAAATGCATGGAAAGAACAAGCATTGAAATACAACAATATGGGATTTCTGAAAGAGAATTTTTAAAATATAGCGGAACAAATTTATTATCACAACTTATATTATAGTTACAATATGAGTTTTAAAGAATCACACTTGAATTTAACTCAAGCACAAAAAAGGCAAATTGCTAATGCCGTTCAAAATGGATCAGGGGTGAAACTGAGATTCAAACATGGTCAGTTAAAACATGGTGATAAGTTATTGTTAACCCAAAGACAACTTAATAAGATTGAAAAATCGTATCAAAAGGGTTCTGGGTGTGAAATAACCTTAACCAAAAACCAACTAAACAAGATGAAGACTGGTGGTTTCTTGCCTATGATACTCCCAGCTCTTGTCGGTGCGGTGGCTCCTTTCTTGCTCAACAAATTATTCCCTGATAGGTCTCAACAACAAGGACAAGGATTAATGGAAGGTCAAGGAGCATGGGATCCAGCTATCATGGCACTAACAAGAAATAGTCTAAGACAAGCAGGTAAACCAATACCAAAAGAATTCAATGGAGATTTTCTTCCAGATAGAGTTGGACAAGGAATTCTATTGCCTCAAGGACATGGAATTAATCTTCCTGGCGGTCATGGAATTAACTTGCCTAGAGGTAAGGGCTTAATAAAGGCTGACAATGGTGCACATATGTCCCAACATGTTTATGGTTCACATTCCAATTATTTACCTAATGTTTCAGATCCTTATGGTAGTGGCATAATGTTACCAGGCCAAAAAAAGAGACAAGTTAAAATGTTACCTCAAATGCAATATGGACAAGGTTTTATGGCTCCTAATTCTGATTTTCAATTGCTTCAATAATTTCTAACCTAATTATATAATGAGTCGTAAATTTGAACCATTGAGTAATGGTGAGATTGATGTTATTCTTAAAAATGTTAAAGGATTTAAAGGAACTTTGGCAAAAGATCAATTTAAAGGAAAGATAAAGTCATTAGAATGCGGTGTAATTAACATGGATGATTCAACTGGTCCAGGAACTCATTACATTGCTTATTACAATAGTCCTGAATCTGAATTTGTCTACTACTATGATTCATATGCTGTTTATCCACCTAAAAACATTGAAAAGTATTTATTAACATCAGGGAAAACCATTGCATACAACAATTCACAACATCAAGACATTGGATCAGTAATTTGCGGTTATTACTGTATTATGTTCATCATTTGTTTATCAAAAAGTGTTGACTTTTATGATTTTCTTGAAATGTTCA